ACCTTGTCCCCATCTAGGATTATAATGAACATGAGTAACTTCATTATTTTCATTCGGTACTTGTAGCCTAAAATCTTCAAAAGGCATCTTATTAAGCGCTACAATTTCCCCGCCTATATTTCGCTTTACATGAATAGCTACTCCTTTTAATTTGTTAACGGTTTCACTTAAGCCTGTATGAAGATCCCCAAACTTTTCATCATTATTAACCTTTATTCTTTCAATTTCCGATATATTAAACCCTCCTCCACGAACGTAAGATGTACGTGTAGACATACAAGCGGATGCCGTAGGGCTGTTTGTAATTGCTAGTAGAGCATCAACAGGATACAAATTATCTCCGCCTTTGAGCCCCCAATTTAATATATCGTAGGCAAGGTTTTTATCATTGCTACTAGGTGTCTCTACTCTTAAATCAAAGATTTTAATAGGCCCCTGTCTATGCTTGTTTGATTTCTTTGCCATAATGCTTTATAAAATAACCTAATTCCGCCTTTTCGTAATCCTCTATTAATCCACTTTTTAAAATTTCCTTTTTAGAATCATGTGAATTAATTTTAATATTTATGTCATCCCTTACCCAGGAGTAATGATGCATTATGATATCCACCTCTGTAGCACCTCCGCTAATCCCTCGTCTCGGATCAACTTTTACAGGGTAATCCATGCTACCTGTTACGCTGTTTGCGTGTATCTTATGTACAAAAGGGACAAAGTAATTATCTAACCCTATAGTCCAATCATGATTCTTAAAATACGTTTGAATCTTACAGTAAGAACCGTTATAATCTTTGGTTATAACTTCATTCACGCATGCATAAAACCTCATTGCATCGTACACTTCATCGCAATCCATACCTATAAAATGCGTGGCTTTATTTTCTTTGGCTATATCTAAACAATATTGTCGTTTTTGTAGTTGACTATCGCCTGACCATTCAAACACCTTATCAATCCATCCACGCTCCTTTAATTCGTTTACCTTATCTTTCCCTTTCTGATATTCAAAGCCATTATAAGCGGTATCTTGAACAACTGCATAAATTTCATCTACTGCAATTCGTATGTTTCTAATAGACTCCTCTAGGAACTCTTCACCATCAAACACGTTATACACCGCTATTAATTTCATATTATAAAGATACAAAAAAAAAGGGGTAAATAAACACCCCTCCTTTAATCAACCATCACCAAACAAATAATTAACCAACATAGCTCTCTAAGGTTGCGATAGAAGTAGCGTAATCAGTATCTAAAAATACTTTAGCTAATCCTACTTCCGCACCGGATAGAGTAAGAGTTCTGGATGTGTCGGCACTTGCTGCCTGTCCAGATTCCTTGGGAGCAGTGTCAAGCGTTAACCCGTTTTGATATCCGAAGATTTCAAAAGTTTGGTTATTTGTTTCTACTACTACAAACACATCTGCTGCCGTCATTGACTCTATTACTGCTTTATCGTCAGGTGTAGAATCAAATAACTTGAGCGTTACATTGTGAGGATAATTTACTGATCCCCCTTCATTACGTGCAACATCGTCAGTCGAAGTATGAGCGTATTTTTGACCTACAAACTCATATAATAAACCATAAGGCTTGAAATTAATAGCCGTAGTATAACCTTCTGCATCTGTGGTGTAGCCTACGTTCGCTAAATCCTTAATATTACCTACAAAAACCCTACGATTTAAACCGCCTATTTGCCCTTTACCTGTACAGTCGATGCCTATCCCTGCACTAATTCCGCATAAAAAATCATCTGCTGGCATAATTAATAGCTTATAGTTGTTAATCCACCGAACACGTAATTGTAACCCATTCTAAATTGCGCTTCAATTTTGTAAAATCTTGTATCTCTGTCATACCAAGCATCCACTCTATCTAAGTCAGAAGCTCTATTTACGCCAATAACGTGGTTATCTAATTCAGTGTAAATAATTCTGTTAGGTGATCCCAAAGAATCTGCCTCTATAGATGCGTCCCATGCATAGATAGGTATTACCCTAATACCTCTGTAAGACAATCCGTCCACTCCGTTTGTTAGCATTGTAAACTGTCGCTCTGTACCGTTTACATTTGCCTCGTATGTAGATTCTAAATTTTCATATATATTACCAGTAACTAAGAATGCTTTTCGCGCATTTGGTATATCCTTTAAAATAATTTCCGCACCTACATGATTTTGCTTTAGTAAAGAAATTGCCTCATCAGCAGCTAAAGCACCAGAAATATCTCCGCCAATTCTTTTTACATCGTAAGTTGCAACACCTGCAATTAAGCGAGTCCAAAGACCGTCTAGCATGTTGTAATCAGTATTTGCACTTGCTGTATCACCAAACGAGAAGATCCTAAATAAATCTCTACGTAAGGCATCAGTAGTCATATCTGTAATGAATTGATTTACAAACGTGTTAGTCAAATCATTTCTTTCAATTCCTGCATTCAAGCCTGATTCAAATACACTTGTCTCAAAGGCATCCTTACATTGTGTTACAAACATTTCCAACTCAGTAACCTCCAAAGTCCTGTTTGTAATGTCTAGTCCTGTTCCTGTTACTGTTCTATCACCGCAACCAGAGTAAGCCTTAACAATTTTGCTTAGATTGTTTCTAAGGTTTAATTGCTGCTTTGACTGAATGTCTGTAAGTATTCTAAAGATACTTAAATCTGGAGTCTCAATTGAGGGCTTTACAAATACATCGGTGGTTACCTTGCCATCCCATGTATAATCAAAATCTAATCCTAATATATCCGCCATTTCTTTTTTGTTAATTATAGTTTAAAATCTTCTTGTTACTGTTGGCTTAAAACCTTCGTTTTGCTTTGCCTTCATTTCGTTGTACTTCTTCATCTGTTCCGATGCTACCGTGTCTTCTTTGCTCTCTTTCGATACATTTTGCTTCACAACCTTTGCGGGTTCGTCATCCGCTACCAATTTATTTAACTTTACAAAGTCTGCTTTCAAAGCGTTAATAGTTGCTTCACTTGAGGCTTTCGCTTTTTCTAGTTCTTCGTCTTTTGCTTGAATAGCTTCTTTAGCTTCGGTTGCCTTTGCCGATGCGCCTGCCTCGATTTGAGCAATACGAGCTTCTAATGCAGCAAGTTTGTCTTCTGGTGCTTCTGGTGCTGGATTTGCTTCCTCTGATACATCAACTGTTTGCGCAACCCCGTCAATAATTACGAACTTTAAACCATCGGCTAATTCGTATTCACCATCTTCTAATACCATGGCGCTGATAGCCTCTGGCTCACCCTCTAGTCCTAAAGCCTTTCTTACTTTGTTCAGTAAAGTTTTAGCCTCTGTTTTGTTTTCTTTTTTCATTTCTTTTATTTTTGCTACTGCTTTTAATTTATTTTCTATTGCATTAATAAATCCTAATTTCTTTGCTTCGTCTAATGAGAGATATGTTTCTTCATCCATTAAAGCTTCTAGCTGCGTAATACCTACACCTGTTTTTGTTGAATAAAACTTAGCTAATTTTCCCTCTTCTTTTTCTAGCTGATCTGATACTTTCTTGTAGTGTGTAGCGTCTCCATAACCTGCATCCATCCAAGGATTGTGAATCATAAACTCGCTGTTTTCGCTCATCATTCTTTTATCCCCTGCTAATGAAATTACAGTAGCAATAGAATAGCACTTACCAATAATATTTGTAGTTATTTTTTTGTTAAGTGACCTCAAAAAGTCGTGAATAGCGTAACCCTCTACCACATCACCGCCAATCGAGTTAATGTACACCATTACTTCCTTAGCATCTCTTTGCGTAGAGTATTGATCTTGCACACTTTTCAGCGTTGTTTGTACGCCTATTTCATCTTGAATATAAATGTTCGCTATCATTACTCAAATATACGGAGCAACTTAACATAATATTTATAGTTTCTATTATAGTGATGATAAATATAGATTTCATTTAAAGAATCCTATAATCTGGTATATTCGTATTTGGCTTAGCCCGCTAAATTTAGCCGTTTGATATACAGACTCAGTCTTTGGGTTACTAATTCGCATCCTGCTATAATACTCAATTCTGCTTAAATAAAACTCATAGATTTCATAATTACGATCTATCATGTAATCGCAAAAACCCTCACGGTAAAGCATTGTCTTTACTTTTTCAGGTGTGAACTCGTCTAATTCTTTTAGCTTGCTTAGTAAATAGCTCATAAGGTACTTGTTACTTTTACTTGTGCTGTCCTTTGTTGCGTCTTATTAATGTCAGACACTTTCACAACTGGAGCAGGCATTGAACCTATTGCACTGTTAATTTGATCCGTTTGTGATTGCGCATTGTTGGCTCTACCTGTTAATTGATTTCTGTCAAAGGCTCCGCTTAAAGTAGTACGTTGGATTCTTGGAGTGCTTATTGATCCACCCCCACCCCCGCCACCGCCTTTAGGGTTCACGGAGTTTATTTTGGCAACATTAGCTAATCCTTGTACACCTATCGCTGCTGCTGTAATAACATTTGCTGGAAACAATAAAGCAGGGTTAGCCATAGTATTAGTAATAGCTAAGTATGTGCTTATCAATGCCTCTGCGCTTGCAGTTGCTTTATATGCTGCTGTGTTCTTCTCAAACAATTGGCTTAACGATCCTAGTAATAAACCGGAAGCCATCAAAGTTTGCTCATTCTCAATTGATTGGATCTGCTTTCTGATATTAGATTGTTCTCTTTGGCTGTTTGTAATTACGTTTTGACTATTGATCTGCGCTTGCTGTGAATCAAAGGTAAGCTTTTTAATTTGCGCAACTTCATCACGTTTAATGCCTATCCTTTCCTGTGCCTTTACTGACTCGGCATCTTGTTTGAAATTATTGAAAGCCTGTAATTCTTTTTCTAGTGCTATCTGCTCTGATAGTGTAGCGTTTTGTTCTTTTAATATTGTGTTAAGTAAATTATTTACGCTAGTTCTCTTACCTGCTGCTGCTGCTGATGCATCATCTCTAGCCCTTTCTAACTCAGCCAATTCTAGTAAGGCATCACGACCAGTGTCATTTGCTTCATTCTCTAGTTTCTTTAGTTCAATCTGTCTATTTAGCTGATCTATTCTAGCTTGTTCTAATTCGGTCGTAGCTCGTAACGCTTCCCTTGCTGCTGCAATTCTAACTTTAAGACTGTTTGTCCTATCCTCTGCAATTTCTTTTTGTTGCTCAAATATCCTTTGATTTGTACCTTCTAATTTTACAAGTGCAATATTTTCTAATTCGATTGCTTTTGTTAATTGATCGATAGCTTTTCCTGCATCTACTGCATCTTTTACAAAATTAGCAACGGCATCCCCAGCCGCTGTAATACTTCCTAAAGGATCATTGATAAACGCCTGTATAGCTTTTCTTATATTTTCAATGGCCTTAATAGGGTTCGTGAATGCTTCGCCTAACATTTGCACCACTCCTATTAATCTTTGAAAGATTTGTTGTAGTGGTCTTGTTACGCTCGTTACTGCATCTATACCTTTTTGAGCAGTAAGTAGGAAAGCAATAAACGAACCTAGCACAACTATTATCGCTCCAATTCCTGTAGAGATTAAAGCTATCTTAAAGATTCTTAACGCCTTTGAGGTACCAGTTAACCCTGTAGTACTCAATCCTAAACCTTGAGTCGTAGCTAATAAACTAGCTTTGAATGCTGTTAGCTGTGCTACTGTACTACCAATAATAGGCACATTGTTTTGTAATGCCTTGCCATAATTACCTACTGACCGCCTAAAATCTCCGCCCGCTTCTTCTTGTCCTTTGATAGCGTCAGTAGTTTCAAGTATTCTACCTTGCAGCTCTTTAAATCTCGCCGCTCCTTTTTCGGTTTGTTGGTTTACATTATTACGCTCCTTAACTAATTTACCAAGATTCAAACGCAATGCATTTAGGCTTCCATCTTCCGTATCCAGTTGCTTAAGTAGTTCTCTATTTGATCCTGAAAGCTTTTTATTTTCTTCGCTAACTTGTAATTTAGCCTTTGCATATTGCTCGACACTAATATTACCAGCCTTATATTCTTTTGTAAGATTCGCTAATTCTGCTTTATTGAGTTCTAACAGTTCAGCGTTTTCCTCTAGCTGTTTTTTTGCACCTGCTCTATCAATCTCAATTTCTAGTAATATTTGTCTTTCCTCAGCCATCAGTATTTTATTAATTCACATACAGTGCTATCGTCTTGTCCGCTGTATTCGCTAATCTTATTCAATATAAAGTACCCGTTTATACTCTGACCGTTTAAAGTAAAATTCACGTAAATCAGTTTATTAAAATCTAGGTTAAATATATCTATTTGGTTAAGCCTAAAACTTGCTTTTAACATTTTGCCATCTTGCAATATCTTAATTGTGTCTGGATAATATTCATCAAACAAAGGTACATTTAAACTAGGTATGTCTATTACACCATAGGATAACGATAAATTAGTGTTGTCTGTCGGATTGTTTTTAATCGGATTCCAAAAGTAAAAGTATGGTATTTGTGTAATGTTTACAATATTTTCAGTAGCAGGCAAAGTACTAACTATATTCAAAGATGTGTTACTAGTGTTTATATTTTCAATATCAAAGTTACCAGCATCTATTAATTTACGTGGTACCGCTTCCTCATCCCTTACTACTAATCGAATAGTTGCCGCTTCGGTTGCTGGGAAATTACCGTTTGTAAATATAGTATAATACGTATTTGAAACATCTCTAGTCACAACTGAAACGGCATAAGCACTATCGAAATTTGTTGAATCTGTAACAAACGCCCAAACGCTATTACCCACTATGTCCGTAAAATCTTCTAAATCATAATCTACAGAAACCCTGATAAAACTGGGGCCAAACAACAACACATCGCACACCTCACTAACCTTTTCACCTATAATATAAGGCATAGCCATAGATTCATTAAGGCTAGTAATTGTATATGTTGCTCCAAATTTACTTTCAAATATACTCTTTCGTTTATCTATGAAATCATTTTGAATATCAAACCGACCATTACCAAACTTTACCAATGATTTACTATTGTACTCCTTTATAAATGCGCCATCTGTTTCTGCTCTCTTTACATCATTAATATTAGAATAGCTAGATACTAAGCCGTCATAATTGATACTAACGTCTTGACTCAAATCCAGCTTATTTGACCAATCTATGAAGTTATTATAGCTGTAATTTTTTAAGTTTAAGCTTATTGTTTTACTGCTTAGATTAACAGTCACTATAGCATTATGATCGAACACTACTTCTTTTAAAAAGTCCGATTGATCTATGTCTGGTAATGATGGGCTGATGTCAACACCGAAGCCCTCTATTGCGATGTTAAATGCAAATACTCCAAAAGAACCAGTCACAAATACTCCTAGTAGACCGCCTACATCCGTAACCTGTGATGCTAGTATAGTCACATCTTCTGCGCTAGATTCTACTGTAAAAGACAATGTATCACCAGACTCAAATAATCTAAAGGCCCCACCGTTAATAAATGTATCACCTAAATTAATATTTATTAATGGCTTATTTCCTGGTGGCACTGCTGATGAAACAACACTATCAACTACAACACCATTAATATACGCTCTTACAGTTATATCAGTATTACTGGCACCTATGTTTTCCATCAATAACGAAATAGACGCACCTGCATAATAACCAGTGTCAAAGGTATAAACACCTGTTGACTCGTTATAGTTATCCCCTACTGCATTAAAGTTAGGTGTAGGCGTGAATAATATAGTTGTCTCTGTTGCTGATGTGTAAGTAGTGTCGATGGTTCCTAGTGATGTAGTCCTAGCTACATTCTGATCTAATGCGTAAAACTTATTATTAGTGTCAGGTATTAATGTATTTTTATAAAGAGCATCATTTAACAAAGTGCCGTCTATCTTAAAATCTATAGACTCAATGATAGCCTTAACTATTGTACTTTGATAAGTGGAAATAGTAAAAGCTTGGCATGGTATATTATTACCTATAACAAAGTTTAAGCCATTCCTATCTATTAATGAATACTTATATCCCTCAGTGTTACCGAATGATTCTTGTATATCGCTAGGCTGTAACACGTGGCTGAACTCTGACAAGTCTAATTCTCTTATGGATTTGCCTTTAATACTATTAAACCACTCTGCATTTTCACCGAAAAAGGTGACTGGAATTATACCCTTAGATATGCTTGGCTCGCCAATCTGAATATGGCCTTTAGCTATTCTTAGCTCGTCTTCAAATATACTAGCACTTATCTTTTTAAATGGGTTTACATTTTGATTAATATTGAACAAAGTAGGGTAGCCTAATGATTTTAGATTGAAATCAGTAATAGGTAGATCAAACTGATTAGAGCTAACGCCCTGCCTAGTCTCAATGCTTCCAATATCGTTAACAGCATAAGTCAAGGCTATTATTTCATCGCCTCTTAAGTCTAATCTTTCTCCTGTTTCTAGCCTTAACTCAATCATTGCCTTTGTCTGTAATTATCAAATGTGCTTTTTACATTAAACGTCAAGTTGTATAGCTTTTCGCCTTGAGTAACACTTACAGATTGCTTATCGATTAGTAGGACTCTAGGCTTATCGTTGTTTATATCGTACGCTCTTACACTTCCAAATAGCTCGAATAGTTCTTGCACCTGAATTTCACTTAGATTCTCCGCCCTTAGTGTTAATGTGTCTTGACTGTTTACACTTGTATAATCGTTTTGGGCTACTGCATTAATCCAGTCCGTATCCCAATTAGCAAAGATGTTACGTTTTATCTGCTTGCTTTCTGTAAATTGAATACCCCTATCTCCGTAGGTTCTAAAAGTCCAGTATTCGTAACCTCCTAGGCTATCAATAAATTGCACTTGAAAGTTTTTGTATAAGCACTTTGAATCATAGATAATTGTTTTCTTTTCAGTAAATGTATCTAAGGGTCCCTTAACCTCAAAGTTATCTAATTGAAATACCACATTATTAAATTCTGAAGTAGTTAACACATCTAATCCAAAATTATAGCTTTGAGTTGTAGGAGCTGTGAATTTAGAGCTTATTTTAATTATTGTATTTACCGCTGATGCGCTGTTTATGCTGACTACATCACTCAAAAATATTGCATTATTATTTACAGTTGGATATATAGCATTGACAAACGACATATCTTGTGACGCATCTATTCGTACATCACACGTTATGATATACTCATTACCTGCTGTTATTAATACATCTGTCAATCCGTAAAATACTGTTTTAGTTACCATAATATACCGCCTCCATCTGTTATTGTCCAATTATTAGGGCTAGCTATTAAAGCATCCCTTG